ATTGGACACTAGTTTTATAACCGCTATTTCCTGATGCTCAAAAGGGGGTCTGTGGGAAAACTCATCAAAATCAACACTAACATCCGGATTAGCTCTAGGTATTATTTGGTTTTTAGGGACCCAAAAGGATGATAAAGATTCAGATTCTAAAATCTTACCCCAAACATGATAAGCTTTATCGGTTTCACTTAGAAGTTTCTCAATCCAGATAGTGGTTGGTTTTTTTTGTAGAAATTTGGTGGACATAAGCTCTTTAGAAAGATAGTCGTCTATTTCCATCCATAGTCTAACAACTTTAGGGTTTTTTATTGAGTTTTTGTTTATATACTCCACTTGAGACCTAGTTAGGGTAAAACTTTTACTATTTAGCATATTATTTTTAAGGCCAATAATATAGTTATTGGCCCCACTATAATTCACTAATGAATTATTAGCTTGAATCTCAGGTGGGGAATTATCCATATTAAAAATATAATAAAAAGATAAAAGAAAGACAAATTGTATTTATAATAAAAGAGTATAATAATATGGCAAGTAAAAAAATACCTATTACAAGGATATCTAAATTTTTTGGTTCTGAAGATTTTCAGTTAGAACAGAACATAGGTATGGAATGGTTACATGGCGATTTACACTTTAATTTGGTGTTATTTAGGGTGGACCAAAAACTATCGGACGTTGATGATGTGTATGGTGAAGCCGGTCAAGAGGAGATTAGATATAAGCCGCCAGTAGAGTTTAAAGCTTACGTTAAAATAGACCGACCTAAAATGGATACGTATGCTGGTGGTTTAGTTAAAGATTTAGAACCAGGAAATATGACTTTAGGTGTTTATATGAAACATTTAGTTGAGTTGGATGTGGATATTAATTATGGAGACTACATAGGTTACGCTGAAACAGAAGATAAAATGAGATATTATACGGTAACTAACGATGGAAGGGTAACATCAGATAATGCACACACTATAGGTGGGTATAAGGCTTTTTATAGAACTATTATGTGTTCTTATGTAAGTCCAAACGAATTTAAAGGAATATAATGGCATTACCTAAAAAAATAAAAAAACACTTAAATATAAATCCAGAACCTATACAATCACATTACCCAGATGGGTATGATGGTATTGAAGTGCCAAATAGAAGAAAAGAGTTATTTGATTTAATTAGTGACGATGGTACTTTTTTACCAAAATCCTTGTTACACGCAGATTTAGATAGAGGAATGTTAGACTTTGTTCAAAAACAGTTGGAAGCGGTAGCTGGTGGTAAAAAAATAAATGTTGTAGATAGAATTTTAACTTTGCAGAGGTGGGCAGAGTTTTCACAGACATGGAAATTTTCCACGGAAGATAAAAATGTGGACTTACCATTCATAGTGGTTGTTAGAAATCCAGACGTACAATATGGAACAAACCCAGCTTTACAATACACAATACCTAATAGAAAACAATTTCATTACGCTAAAGTACCTACATGGGACGGTAATAGAAAAGGGTATGACGTATATACCATACCTCAACCAGTACCAGTGGACATAACTTATGATGTTAAAATAATATGTAACAGGATGAGAGAGTTAAATACATTTAATAAAGTTACATTACAAAAATTTACATCTAGACAAGCTTATACCTTTGTTAAGGGTCACTACATACCAATAATAATGCAGTCCATAGGAGACGAAAGTAAGATAGATACGGAAGAAAGGAGATACTACCAACAAAGTTACCAATTTCAACTACAGGGGTTTTTGTTGGATGAGGAAGAGTTTGAAGTTAAGCCAGCAATTAATAGAAGTTTAGTTCTTTATGGTTTTGACGAAAAAAATAGGAGGAAAGAAAGAAAAAATATAGGTGAAAAAAACCCAGACAAGGTAAGGACGGTTATAGAGTTTGACGCTGTAACCACAGTAAAGACTATTGATTATGTTTATAATAATAACATCACTATAATGAGAACAAGTAATATTGATAGTGTTACTTTTTCTATAGGTTCGGTTATTTTAGACACTCCGGTTTTAGTGAGTGGGGGGGATAAACTTACAATCACCATAGTTAAAACAAATGCTGGAACATCAAAATTAATTATACAAGAAAAATTAGTCGCTTAGACTATTCCATATAGATACCTTTTTTAGGTTTACATTTTTCTTCTATTAATTTTTCTACAAAAGCAAACATCTTTAAACCATTCTTTTTACAGTATTCTTTTAGTATGGTGTGGGTTTCTATATTAATCTTTAAATTCTTAATTTTTGGTTTTTTACTGTGTGAGTACATTGGTGAGGGTTTTACAATAAATAATAGATAGTATGAAAAAAGTATGAAATTTTTCATATAACAACACAAATGTGACCTTTTACTACGTAACTTTTCATCTTACCTGTTGTATTTATAGTAAACGAAAATAAATAACTTTTTAAAAAAATAGTATAAAATGGCAGACGGTAATAAAGTATTTGTTTCTCCTGGTGTATACACATCAGAGAAAGATTTAACATTTGTAGCACAAAGTGTTGGTGTTACAACATTAGGTTTAGTTGGTGAGGCTTTAAAAGGACCAGCTTTTGAACCAATATACATTGCATCTTATGATGATTATGTAACAAGATTTGGTGGAACATCACCAAAATTATACGTGGACTCACAAATCCCACAATATGAATTAGGATATATAGCAAAATCATATCTAAGTCAATCTAATCAATTGTTTGTAACAAGAGTATTGGGTCTTAGTGGTTATGATGCTGGACCTTCTTGGTCAGTACAAACAATAGGGCAACTAGAACCATCAGGTCTTGAACATTCTTATTCCGCGGTAACTTCGGGTACAACTTGTCAATTACCTTTCTACATACCACTTACGGGTGATAGTTACTACTCTGGTACCACGGTTGGTCTTGACGCGTTTAGTGACGCATCAATGTCATCACCATTTTGGACAACGGTACCATCAGAATTAACCGGTATTGATTTTGGTGACTGGTCTGCTACAGGACAAACAATCACATTAAATGACGGCTCAACACTTTCATCATTTAATCAATCATTTATAAATTGGGCGTCAGCTGCCATGACACTTAGTAGTGATACTTCATTTAACCCACTACTATCTTCAGGTGATACCGCTGGATGTACTTACGGTCAATCTCCATGTATACCAGTAACATTAAATGGTACAATATACCAATATGGTTGTGTACCACAATACTTTACTGAAACTGCAACTGGTGTTACTACATCTGCTTTATCGGCATTCTCCTATAACGCATCTACGTCAGTATCAGCAGCAACATTTAGTGTTGGTAATATATTAGGGACAAATTGTTCTGATTTAACTTCTTATGAAAATGACCCATGGTATTATGGATTATTTGAATACACTGGAAGTACTGCATGTTGTACAGGTACCACATATAGTGGAGTATCATACCAACTATACGCGAGTGCTGACACACAAAATAGCACTTTAGATTTAACACAAGCAACTGGTACAACTTTTGATAGTACTGGTGGTACAATTGTTGTTTTATCTGGATATGCTGTATTCGACATTATAAATTACCAAGGAGTAACAGCTAACACTGAATGGGATGGTATGGATGTACTAACTCTAAGGTCTAGAGGTTTAAGTTCATTAGGTACTGGTGGTCCAATATACGCAATAAGTGCTAATACAAATGGAAATGTAGAATTCGATTGTAGTGGCAGTTATGAAAGTGTGTTAGAAGACCCATTCGCTACTTTTGGTATTAGTGCAAAAACTGACGATGGTAATATTTACACTTTCGAAACTTCTATGTCTAATACAGCTCAAAACTACGCACCTAGGGTGTTTGGTAGAAGTCCTTTTGATAAAAAACAAGTTGACGTACCTGTTTTTGTTGAGGAGGCGTACCCAACACTATTAAATATAGGTTACAAGTTAGGTAAAGTTAGAGGATTACAATGTTGTCTACAATACTTACCAGCTGCTAGAGAAACAATAAATACAAACACCATTGCTTGGTACATGAATGAGTGGCAAACACCGGAGACACCATATATAGTCTCGGAATTACAAGGTAGTGATGTATTTAGATTATTTAAATTTGTTTCCATATCTGATGGAACAAACGCAAATAGAGAATATAAGATATCAATAGTAAACCTTTCATTTGAAAGAGCTGAATTTGATATTATTGTTAGAGATTTTTATGATACCGACGCAAACCCAGTAGTATTAGAAAAATTCACTAGATGTAGTCTAGACCCAACTAAAGTATCTTTTGTGGGTAGAAAAATAGGTACTTCTACAGGTGAATTTGAATTAAGGTCTAAGTATACTATGTTATACCCTACAGAAGCTTTATTGGATGGAACTTACGTAGGTTCATTACCAGCTGGTTTTGAGGGGTATAGATTCAGAAGGTACGGAACTTGTGGTGTAAACCCAAAAATTATATATAAAACAAAATATTTTAACCCAGGTGAAACTATTTTTGACCCACCTTACGGTTCTGGTACAGGTAATAACGTTATAAGAAGTGGTGGTGATAAAGTTAGTAAAGTTTACTTAGGAGTTTCAAATAGTAGTGGAGCTGGGTATGACGCAGACTTCTTTGATTTTAAAGGATATATCCCACCAACAAATATTTGTACTGGAGTTGCTGGTTCACAGTGGGAGGTACTTACACAAGGGTTCCATATGGATTCTGGAGCTACAGTAGTGGTTGGTGGTATTGGAACTTACTTAACTTGGTCATCTACAACATTAAATGGTTTATCTATATTTGATTGTGGTGTTGGGCAATTTAACCATGAACCTACTTTAAGTACTGAACCATACAAATCATTAAGGTCACGTAAATTTACAATAGCACCACACGGAGGGTTCGATGGTTGGGACATTTATAGAAAAACAAGGTCAAATACAGATGACTATAGAATGGGTCTAACAGGTTTCTTAAACGGGTCGTGTACAAGTGCAGAATTCCCAACAGCAACTGGTGATGGGTCATTTAAAAAATTAAATACAACTGAAGCTAACACCGATTATTTCGCATACTTAAGAGGAATATCTAAATTTGATAACCCAGAATCTGTAGATATAAATGTATTTGCGACACCTGGTATTGATTATGTTGATAATTTAGGTTTAGTTAATGAAGCTATTGATATGGTGGAAACAGATAGAGCTGATTCATTATACATAACTACAACACCAGATTACAACATGTTTGTAACAACAGCTTCAGATTCTACAAATCAAATAACACCTGATGAAGCGGTAGACAATATAGAAGATTCTTTAATAGACTCAAACTATACAGCAACATACTACCCTTGGGTTCAAATAAGAGACGCAGCAAATAACAAACAACTATACATACCACCAACAGCAGAGGTAATGAGAAATATAGCTTTAACAGACAATACATCTTTCCCATGGTTTGCATCAGCAGGTTACACTAGAGGTTTAGTAAATGCGGTGAAAGCAAGAAAGAAACTTACTTTGGATGAAAGAGATACTCTATATGTGGGTAGACTTAACCCAATCGCTACGTTTAGTGATACGGGACCAATTATTTGGGGTAATAAAACTTTACAAGTTAGAGAATCTGCTTTAGATAGAATTAATGTAAGAAGATTGTTATTACAAACTAGAAAATTAATTTCAGCTGTCGCGGTTAGATTAATATTCGAACAGAATGACGATGTGGTTAGACAACAATTCTTAGACTTAGTAAACCCAATTCTAGATTCTATTAGAAGAGATAGAGGTTTAACAGACTTTAGAGTGGTTCTTTCTAATGACCCAGAAGAAATAGATAGAAATGAAATGAATGGTAAAATCTATA